GCGAATCTTCTCCCAGGAATTCCTCGCTCAATTTCTCCAGATCGACGGCGCCGGCGTGTTCCGTGGTGTATCAGCCGTGGCCCGACTGGAGCCACAACGGCCTGAACGTGGGCATCAGTATGTGTTTGGTGTTGACTGGGGACGGTCCAACGATTTCACAGCTATCTCTGTTATCGACGCCACCGTGGGCGAACAGGTGGCGATGGATCGCTTCACGCAGATCGACTTTGACTTTCAGACAGAGCGTTTGCACGAGTGGGCGTCGGTCTACAAGCCCGTGCAGATCATCGCCGAGGCGAACTCTCTGGGCGGCCCGCTGACCGAGCGGTTACAGACGGGGTATGCACGGTTGCTGGACAAGCCGCGGCCGGCGTTACCGATCTACTCGTGGACGAACACGAACGCATCCAAGGCGGCCGTCATCCAGCGACTCGCGCTCGGCATCGAACGAGGAGAACTGACGCTCCTCAACGATGCCGTACAGACCGCGGAGCTGCAGGCGTTCGAGTCGAGCGTGCTCCCCAGTGGGATGATTCGCTACGGGGCGCCGAGTGGAGTTCATGACGATACCGTGATCGCGCTCGCCTTGGCGTGGTCGGGCGTGGTGCTTGACCCGGCGCCGGCGCGCTCGAGTTACGCGTTCGCGAGCCGTCGCTGATGTGGCTGTTGCTGCTCGTCGCGGGCATCGTCTTCGTGGTGGTCTATCTCATTCTGAATCCGGGCAGGATCGGCTTGTGACGACACCGGCACGTGTCCCACGCTGGCTGCAGGCGTACACCCTGGATTCAAAACCCGCGCGTACGTCTGCCAGGGAGAAGTCTCCACCGCCCGCCGGATTGCGGCCCGTCGAGCGGTGGAGCATCCCTGCCGAGCTGCGTCACCACTGCGCCTGGGCCGTGTGGCGCTACGAACAGGACAGTGCCAATCGCTGGAGCAAGCCGCCGTACCAGCCGAACGGAGACAAAGCCGAGGCGTCAGACGACACCACGTGGAGCGAATTCGACGACGCGTACGAGGCGTACAAGCAGAACAAGAGTCCTGATGGGAAACGCCCGTACGACGGTGTCAGCTTCGCCATCGACCCGCGCTGGGGGATCGTGGGCGTCGACCTGGATCACGTGTCCGAGCATCGCGCCGAGGTGCACCGCATCGTCCACGAGATCGACAGCTACACCGAGATCTCCCCCAGCGGCGATGGACGGCGCATCTTCGTCAAGGGTTCGCTTCCGCCTGGACGCCGCAGGAGAGACTGGGTCGAAGCGTACGTGCGCCGGCGTTTTCTGACGGTGACGGGCGAGCACGTGCCGGGCACGCCGAAGACAATTGAATCCAGAACAAAACAACTCGAGCGCGTATTCTGGCAATGGCTCGGGCAGGACGAGGCGTCGATCAAGCGGAGTACGCGATGAAGGGGATCACGTACACGGAGGCGGAGCTGGCCGAGCCATGCTCCTACTGCGGCGCCGAGCCTGGGCAGAAGTGCACGCGGCGGCACGTCACGCCACTCACGTATCCGCACATGGTGCGTCGGCAGGACGCCCTCGAGCGCGAGATGGACCCGCCGGCCAATTCGGTACAGGCGGACTCACCCGAATAGCGTTACACTCGCGCGTGACGGCTGACATGGCCATTGATCGCGAGCGCGACCCCAAGGCGCCCGATAGTCACTATCTGCTCGATCTCCAGTCCGAGCTGCAGGACTCGTATCGCGAGCAGGACGACGACATCGACGAGATGCGCGAGGTCCGTCAGATGCGTGTCCCCGCGATGGCCGGCACCGACCCCGCCTACCAGATGGTCTCTGTTGATCCGCGCGACCCCGATATCACCGAGGAAGCCTTCCAGCAGACCGCCATCCTGACCCTCGAGCGCCCCAAGCTGTCGATTGTCGGCGGCGAGGGCGACACCGCCCAGACCGTGGCCAGCAAGCTCGAGCACTGGACCGAGCAAACCCTGTGGCAGTGCGGCACGCGCGAGCCCGGCATGGACACCATGGCGCAGGTGACGGATGCGTGTCTGAACGACGGCGGCGGCTGGGCCAAGATCCTGTGGGCGTCTGACCTGTGGCAATCGCGATATGCCATTCCCTCACCCCAATCGGGTGACCCGACCGAGCGGTACACCGAATACGACAAGCTGACGGAGGACGCCAAGAAGAAGGCCGGCCCACCGTTCGTCTGGGCCTACGTCGACCCGCGCACGATCTATCCGCAGCGCTCTGGCGGCTGTCTGGAGGAGGTGCTCGAGGTGACCGAGATGCCGCGGCGCTTCGCGTTCCGCAAGTACCGTCTCGGACGCGATCGCCAGGGCAACATCGTGCCGGAGGAGCTCGGCGAGCCGCTCAACGAGATCGAGGCCGCGCGCAGCCCGCTCGGCACTGTGAAATTCCTCGAGCACTGGGATAAGACCTGGGTCACGTACGCCGTCGTTGGCGAGAACATGAAGGAGCAATCGACCGGGTACATCGTCAAGCAGTTCAAGCACAAATACCCGTTCGGCCCGCCGTACGACTTCGCGCCGGGGTTGACAATGTCCTGGATGCGCAACCGCAAGATCGGCTGGGGCATCGGACGGACGAAGCTCTGGCTGGTCAAGTACCGCCAGTACCTCAGGGCCATGCATGCTCAGTACGTCGCTCGTGACCTGCTGAGCCCGCTGGTGACGTATGGCGATACGCCGGCGACGGTGGTCAGCGGCAACGACGGCCTGCCGCGGGAGCAGACGGACCTGGCGCTCCATCCCGGCGAGATTCTCAATCTGCCTGCCGGTCGCCAGCTGCAGCGGATCGAGTACGCCGATGCGGCCACGCTGGAGAAGCACATGAGCCTGATCGACCAGGCCATCCGCGATCTCGAGTCGCCCCGCGTGACGACGTTGTCTGGCATGGAAGGCGCCGGGTTCGCCATCTCCCAGATTCTTTCTTTCACCAGGACCCGTGTCGGACCTGTACGGCACGGGCTGGAAAGATTGCTCGAGGGCCAGACCGACAAGCTCTGGACCCTGGTCAGGGAGCGCGCAGGCGAGAAGGTCTGGGTGTTCTATGGCGGCGGCGAGGTGGGCAGCAAGAAGGCCGTCACCGAGTTCATCGGGTTTGGCCCGAAGGACCTCGAGCGGCCTATGCATGTCCATTGGGAGGTCCAGGCTCAGCTCCCAACGGACGAGGCTATTCAAGCCAGATATGCACATGAACGCCTTAGTGCCGGCACCTACGGCCGAGACGAAGCCGTTACCTATCTCGGCGATAATCCTGACGAAATACGCCGCAGTATCGCGCGCGATGAAATTCGAGCTACTGATGCCTATAAGAAGTGGCTGTATGCGGAAGTGTTCATGAGTGCCGGCCGAGGAGACCTGCTCCAGAAGGCACAGGAGGCAGAACAACTCGCCATGGAGGGCCAACTGGGTGGAGGTGGAGCACCGATGGGCGCGCTAGCCCCTGGCGTGTTCGAAGGCGGAGCACCTGGTGGCCCGCAAATGCCTGATCTGGGGGCTCTCGCCGCCGCACCGAATGGCACGGGCGTGCAGCCCCCACCTTACCCGCAAGTCATTCAAGGCGCGCAGCAGCCAGGCTAGAACCAGATGACCGGCCCACCACAGCATGGCGGCACGTCTTTTCGTTCGTATCGCTCGAGCAGGTTTGAAGATTTGGTGCCGAGTTGAAGATGCTCCGGCCGAACGCACTGTTTCACGTCGCAGGTGTGCGTGATGATTTTGTCGTCGGGGATTGGGCCACAGGCGACTTCATAAGACACTCGATGTGCCAGCACGGTTCGCTGATGGCCGCGCATCATCTTCCCGTAACCATCGGGCCGCGTGGCGCCGAACCAGAGCCAGCAGCAGTCTGTTTTGCAGACCTTCGACCAGAGCCGCTCGGCGGTACTTCCTCGAAGTGGCCCGGCAATGCGGTAGCACGCGACGGAGCAGAAGGGACGTCCGCGTATTCGGGCTGCTACTCGCTCGAATCGCCTCCCGCACTGCATGCAGGTGTGCCAAGTACGCTGAGCTTGCATCGGTGGGTACCTCCATCGGTGTCAGGCCGGCGGCAGCTCCAACTGCGCGCCGGCCACTCAAGGCTAACGTATGGCTGACCGATCCCGGAAGAACGAAATCGCGACGTTGCAATCGGAGATCGCCAACGAGATCTCGGGCGACGCGCCGGAGATAGCGCAGGGCATCTTCGGCGAAGCCAGGGACCAACCCGACATCGTCAGCATCCCGAACGAACGACTGGACGCGATCTATCGTCAGGCGTACGAGCGCAACGATCGGACGTGGCTGCAGCAGGAAGCCAAACGCAACCCCGTGCAATTCCTGAAGGTTGCCGAGCGCATCGGGGTGCGCAAACCGCAGGTCTTCCCTGGCGAGCAGGCACCGCTGCCGCCGCAGCAGCAGGAGCTCGCGTCGCTCATGGCTGCGACACCTCCTGGCATGCCGCCGGTGGCACCTCCTCCACCCCCGCTTCCCGGCGCTGGAGTTCCACCGGTGGCAGTAGCGCCCCTCGTCCCGCCGCCGCCACCACCTGGTCCGCCCATGTTGTACGGCCCTGACGGGCAACCTTTGCTGCCGCCGAGCGGATAAGCAATGCCTGGCACGCTGCTGATCGGCGATTGGAAGAAGTCTGTTGAGGACGAGCTCACCAACTTCGCCAGCGGGCTCCAGCAGAAGTTCCAGGTCATCGGGGACACGCCGCCAGCAGCGCCGCCAGCGCCTGATCCGGGCATCATCCTGCAGCAGTTGCAGGGGCATGCCGAGCAGGTCGCGCAGCGCGCGGGGGACGCCATCGCGCATACGCAGCAGGTCGGCAAGCAACTCCATGACTACGCGTCAGGACTGATCACGCTGCCGCAGGCGGACGAGACGCCACCCGCGACGGCACCCAACTCGAGCGCGGCGAGTGATTATCGATCGCAAGTGCCGGCGGCCGCGCGGAGAGAACTGCCCGCGGGGGCCAGCGTGCCGGGCTGGTTGCAGGACCTGATCCAACGCAACGCCCCGGAGGACCTGAAGAACGATCCCGAGTTCATCCGGACGGTGGCGGCGGGGGCGAAGGCCGAATCAGGTTGGGATGTGAACAGCGTGCAGCGCGGCTACCAACTCGGCAGTGGCGGGGGTGCTCGAGGGCTTTTCCAGTTCGACATGGGCGGCATGGGGTCGTCCTTCAAGGGCCGCGAGCAGGAGCTCCTGGGCGAGAAAGGAGCCGAACTGCAGGCGCGCGACATCGTGCCGCTGTATGCGAAGGCGTACCGCAGCGCACCGCGGGAACTGACGGGGGCGGAGAAGGCATCGTGGGTCGCGGCACAAGCCGAGCGACCTCAGGGCTATACCGACCCGTCTTCTGCCGCGCGCCGCGGCTATGCCAACGCGTTCGGGGAGATCGCGACTGGCGTGGGTGGTGCGGTTCAGGCTGCTGGCCGGGCGGTCGCAGGACCTGTCGGCCAGGCAATTGAGGCCGGGGGAAAACAAATCTCGCAGTTTGGCGATGCGCAGCTCACCAACTCGGAGGCGTACGCCGCCTGTGGGCCAGCGGCCGCTGTGCGATTTGCGCAACGGCTCGGCCGCAACCCGACCCTGCGGGAAGCCCTGGACCTCGCGAAGGACGTGGGCTGGACGCAGCAGCAAGGCATGGCCGGCATCTCGAGCCAGCAGCGCCTGATGGACAAGCTGGGCGTGGCGACGAAGCTCGTGCCGGGTGCGGCGTGGGATCAGTTCGCACGCGAGGCGCAGAGCGGGAATCCGGTCACCATCTCCACCAGCGCGCATTACTTCTACGCCGATGGGTATGACCCTGGCAGTGGGGCGTTCCACGTCGGCCGGAGCGGCACCGACCTGCGCGGTGGCAAGGAGTGGATGACGCGCGCCGAGATCGAGTCCGCGGCGCAGCGACTGGGTGGGGGGAACGTCCAGGGGGCGCTGTTTGCCGACAACCCGAGCGTGCCGGCCACGTCGCAGGCGGTGGGTGGGACAACGGGTACGGGTGCGCCACTGATCGCTGCTGGCGACGAGACGACGGAACCTGCGAGGAAGCCACTGCAGATCATTGGCGATGCGCCGCGAGGCGAGGTGCTCCAGGCCAAACAGGTGGGGCAGGCGTTCTCGGATCTCGGGACGCAGGTCCAGGAGCGAACGTCCGGGTTCACGCCGCCGACATTCGAGGGGGTGGGCGACACGGTTGCCAAGGCGGCCTCGGACTTCACGGCGCCTGGCGGCGCGCTCGAGGAGATCACGAAGCCGCGGCTCACGGGTATTGGTGACGCCCTTGCTCCTGTGGGTGAAGCGTTTGCCAACGCACCCGTCCTCGGCGGCGCGCTCGGCCTCGCTCGCGGCCCACTGCTGCTCAGCGACCAGGAGCTGCTGCAGCAAGCGACGCCATCCCAACGCGACAACGCACGGGAGTACGCGAAGCTCTTCACGCCCGACCCGACAGACGAGGACATCGCCGACGCACTCCGCGGCTTCCAGGTCGGTACGGCTTACGCGGGTGAACGTGTCGGTAAGGCAGCGACAGGTATCGACTACGACGCACTCGCGCGGATGCGCCGCCAGGCGCGCGGCACGCAACCCGAGATGCCTGGTATGCCGACGCCTGAGGAATCCCGTCTGAACAAGGAAATCGCTGCGTCGGTCAACAACATCTTCGCTGTGCCAAGCTTGTTCACCAACACCATCGGCGGCGCGGTCGAGACGGTCAAACGGCCGGTCGTGACGGCAGTCTCAGGCAATCTCGGTGCTGCTGGCGCCGATCTGCGCGGTATGGGCCTGGCACTCGGCGACGCGCTGGCCGACTTTGGCACCACATTCCGTACGGGCAACCGGCCGTCTCGCACGGCAGCTCCTGATATTGGCAAGGGCGAGGCGTTCCTGGGCAAGGACGTGTTCACCTCGGAAGCCACGCGGGTCGGCTTCTTGCGTGCCATGTCGGCAACGGACGAGTTCTATCGCCACGTCAACTCGGCCGGGCAGCAAGCATCTGAGATGGTGCGTCTGATGAAGGAGAACCCGACCTTGTCCCAGGCCGAGGTGCTCGAGCGATTCAAGGACGACATCTTCAAGTCTGGGGAACATGCCGCGGCCCAATCGGTGTATGCGACGGGTGGCTCCGGCATCGGCGAGAAAATGGCCGGCTTGCGTGCCAAGGTGGGCGACCCCACCGCGACGCCGCTCGAGCGAGGGATTGGGGCACTGACCAACGTCCTGGTGCCGTTCTCAAGCGTGCCTGATGTCATCCTCACGCAGGGACTGAAGCGACTGCCAGGCATCAATGAGGCGGTCCTGATCGGGGAGCTCAGGAGCAAGGATCCGGCTACTCGCCAGCGTGCGGTGGCTTCGGCTGCGCTGGCGGAAACGATCAATGCGGCGATTTTGGTGCAGGCACTCGAGGGCAATATCACGGGTAACGGGCCATCTGATCCAGACCGCAAGCAAACCCTGATGCGAGCTCGCGACGAGAATGGCGACCCACTCTGGCAACCGAACAGTGTCCGGATCGGGAATCGCTGGGTCCCGTACTCGAGTCTGGGTCCGGTTGCTGTCCGCATGGGCGCGATCGCGAACGCTGTTGAGCAGATCGACGAGGAATCCAAGAAGGCCAACCCGACAGACAGTGTGTTGGACCGCGTGGCCACAACAACGGGCAACGCGCTGGCTGGGACAGGCGAGACGATCGCTGACGCCTGGTATCTGCAAACGGTTGGGCGCTTGTTCGATGCGCTGAAGAAGGGCGACCCCGGCTCGTTCCTGGGTCAGCAAGCACTGGCAACGGGGATGCGAGCGGTGCCGTACGCCGGCGAACTGCGGAACATCGAGCAGTTCGTCGC